TTCATTGTTCGTGCTTTAATCAAAATATTGCGCACCTTTGGCGATTCAAATAAGCGGGAGATACCGCCTATTGTAGCATAAGCTGCAAATGATGACGCAGGGATTGCGCCAGATAATGCCGTGCCAGCTACACCCATTCCTGCTAAGCGCTCAAAAGTCTGTGAACCAGAGCCACGCTCAATTTCTTGTGCGCGCTTTGTTACGTTCATAAGGTTGATAAACCCTTCCACTTCATCTTTTTTCTTGCCTTTAAATAAAGCATTAATGCCATCGCTATATTTGTTTAGCTGGGTGCCAACAGATGTCGGTGAAACACCTTTTTGCTGCTTGGCAAGATCATCAGCTATCTGTGTGATAAACGTGGCTCTTGCAGCGTCTTGACCCTTAGGTGTTAGGCTTTTATATAGGCGGTCAATATCAGATTTATTACGTGAAAACATCATGTTACGCACAACTTCTGGCGTAGCTTCGCCCTTATCTAAAATTGCCTTTAGCTTACTGGTACCCATATCCGTGACAGTTTCGCCCCATGATTTATCAGCGGCTTTTAGCGAGCTGTAATCACCAGTGTTTAGATTAGCCTCTGCAAAGCCGTCACGATCTTTACGTGCTGCACGCAATACATTATCAAAGCGTGCCTTAATTTTGCTTGGCAATGCTCGACTATTTGGGTCAATAGAGTTTAGCTTCTCATGCCAGCTTGAAATGTTGTCTTTAAGCACTTGAAAAGACTGAGGTGTCCCAGTCATTAGCGAGTCGAAATCATCAACCATATTTAATACGGTGTCATCAACATCAAGACCGGGCGTTGTTAAGTACTCAGTTAAGTCATTCATGCTTTTAGAGGCATTAGCCATTGGTACGCCATCACCTTGTGAAAGCTGATCTAAATATGGGTTAACTTTATTGTAAACATCACCAGCCGCTTTGCGCATCTCTTTTGATTTAGCGCCAATTTCTTGCACGACTTCTTCATACGTTCCACCGCGATACATGCCTACAAAATCATCTAAAGCCTGCTCACGCGCCTTTTGCTGTGCATGGCGAACACTGCCAGTTCCTACAACTGGCAGCCACTCTGAAGTGATTTGTGCTCCACGTTCAAACCAGTTTTTTGGGTTGTATATGTCTGAAGTCATTACAGGTACATTGAATTCTTCAGATGCAGCCAAGATGCCCTCAACTGCTTCACCGCCTTTACCTTTTGCACCACGATACGCAAAGCCAGCTAAATCACCAGCTGCTTTCATGCCGCCGCCAATACCACCAGCTGCAACCACATCACCAGCATCAAAAGAGCCGCCTGAAGCAGATTGGACGCCTTGTAATACAGCTTCTTTACCTGCTTCTGTAGCAATTGTTTTAGCAATACCACCTGTTGGTCCACCAGCAAAAGCAGCCGCTTGACCACCAAATTGAGCAAGGTTCATAGCATCAATACCGGGGCGATCAATAATGGCTGTTTGGCCATTGCTTGGATTAACCAGAATTGGGTAGATTTCACCCTGTGCATCTTTGTCATACTGAACGCGAATATTTGGAAAGCTTTTCGTGATGATGTTAGCAAGTTCGTTTTGATCATTGGTAACAAGAGTAAGAGCTGCTATTTTTGCTACAGCTAATGGGTCTTCACCACTTAAAAACCCGCCTTCAATAATAGTCGGTAGTTCATTAATATTTTTAGTTGCGCGATCATCGCCGCTAACCCAATCACTAAGAGATTCAAAAAAGCCCTTTTCATTTTCTACTTCTTTTGGTGTGTCTTCGCGCTGACTCGCTGGCGTGTCGATAATAAGACCATCTGGCAATTCACTTGATTGATCTGTATCCGTGTCTAAAACAAGACCTTCCGGTAAGCCTTTCATTATAATTTACTCCATTTGCCATTTCTGAAAATGCTTTTACTGCCATCAGGGTAGGTTCCTGTTTGCCCTTCCACATAATGCCCGTTTCGATTCATGCCGCTTACTATACCATCCCTAATCTTTTTAAGCTTCTTTTTGGTGCCTTCGTATGAACCAGAAATACCCGTCACATTACCATCGGCATCTGTGGTCATGGTGATATCGTTTGATAGTCCGGCAATAATTTTCATATCTGTTTCAGATAGTACGCCAGTCATAATGCCAAGGTTATCAGCTGTAGTTATGGATTTTAACTGTTGCACTTGCCCTAGCAAATCCTGTGTCTTGCCAGTGCTAAATGGGATCATGCCAGTTAACCCTGTGATATTATCGAGCCTGTCAGATTTAAAAATATCATCTATTACAGTGATAGCCTGCTTGCCTTGAGCAAGTTTCTTGGCTTGCATCTCTTCAGCTTCGCGCGTGCCTTCTTTGGCATCAATCTTAGCGCCTTCTGTTGCACTGGTGATTGCCGCTGCTTGCTCTGCCTGCATTTCACGTTGCACTTCCGGTGTCATTTCTACTTGAGCGCCACCCGCCACTGGTAAACCCTGCTCATTGGTAGCAACTGGATCGAGTGTGTTTGGGTTAAAGAACTCTTGACCGACTTGTAAAAACTTAGAGCCACCAATATCGACAACTTTAGGCGTGAATGTTTTGGCGCCACCTTCTAGTTTCAAGGCAATACGTGAAGCTCGCTTCTGGTCATCTGAAGCTTCTGGATTGTTTAGTACGCGCTGGTGATAATCAAATGTCTGAATTGCGGCAGGAACACTAGCCTGATTTTGTAATTTAGACATGAATGGCTTCATGCTGGCTTGCGTGTTTTTTATGCCTGCATCGGTCAAATCCATAGATGTGATGCTTTCAACAGGAATGCCAGCCGCTTTAAGCATTGGCACACGTTGAGCTAGTACTTTTGCTCGATCAGCCAAAGGTACATTGGCCAAGCCATCAATCGTGTCAGCAAAGTTTTGCATACCCTGCATTGCTTGCTGTTGTTTTGATTGCTCTAAAGTAAGCTCGCCAGCCGCCGCCTGCTGTTCTAATAATCGCTTGCGAACGCTACTAGTTCCAATCTTTTCGCCTGTAGCCAAGCCACTGGACACAGACGCGCCAATGGCGGGTACTTGCACCCGTAATGATAAGTTTGGATCAATAGCCATTTAGCTTGCCCCGTAAACAGTTGCGCCAATATTAAATAGATTGTTAATGCCTTGAGCTTTGGCGTTTGCCGCACCAACCACGCCAGCCGCTTGAGCATTTGCTGCACTAGTCATCAGATTACCAGCAACTTGATTGCCTGTCATTGTTGCATTGCCAATTTGTGCCGCTGCATTCATAGAGTTTGCGCCCTGACCTGCCGCTGCATTTTGACCTTGGCCAACTAAGTTAGATAAGAATGATGCGTTTTGTATTTGAGCTGTGCGTTCTGAGTTAAGAATGTCAAATCCGGTGCGCAGTGCTGCATTTTCTAGACCAGCCATGGTGCCACCCGTCCCTAAACGCCCGCCAACGGCTGCGTTTTGTAGGTTCTGCCTGCGTGTATCTTCTTGCAAGGCTGTAAAGAATGGGTTTTCCATAATGCTAGATGGGTCAGTAAATAGCTCTTGAGAGGCATTTACAGCATTCTGGGTTGTGTCCATAAAACCCGAGCCAAAATCAACAAAGGGCTGTAAGTCAGCGCGGCTTTGCTCTCTAGCCTCTTTTTGTTCGGCAATAGTCATGGCAGTGGCTTCTTTGGTTGCCTCTGCCTGCACCACTGCCGCCTGTGATTGTATTTCAGCCGCTTCTTTTGCGGCATCAGCTGCATCGCCGCCGCCCAATTTGTCTTCTACAAATTCGCCAACTTTATCTAGGCCTTCTGAAACCGCGCCATACACGCCCAATGTGGCCGCATTACCCCAATTTTTCCGGCCTTCGCTGGAAGTTGGATCTAAATCTTTTAAACTTAATCCCATTAACTCACTACCACCCTATCTTGAACTCTACGCCAATTCGTGCCATCACTAAATGCTAGTGTTGCACCACCTGTTTCGTCTGACACATAAATTGTGCTTGCTTCAAACTCTGTTGCATTCGGTAAGGTTGCTACGGTGTAGCTAACCTGTTGATGAATGCCTGTTATTCTTTCGTAAACCTGTCTGGCCCAATTCTCTATCTCACGCAAATAAGATGCGATAGATTGATCTTCACGCCAAGGTTGCGGCCTACTTTTGTTCCAACTTGTGGGGTTATTAACCTGTCTGCTCATTATCTGCGCCCACTATCTCTAATTTTTATGTAACTGGAATAAATGCTAAATTTTGTAGGCTCAGTATACCGTACTTTGACTGTCAAGTCTTGGAAGTGTTTATTGTCAAACACTCGTATATTATTTAAGTATTCGCCAGTATCGCCAAGCTTTACAAACCGTTCATTACTGAAGTTTTGGCCGCCGTTAGTTGAAAACGAGATCATAACTAATGGGTTGCGTTCTGTGCTATTACCTACGCCAGTTTCAACAGCTAAGCCGAACTCATTCCACTGGAACCATTGACGCGGATTGCCAAACTTTTCACCAGCTAATGGCGCGAAGATTCGCTCTCGAACTGTTGTGACTTCATTGTCAGTAAATACATCAGGGTTTAATTTGTAAATGTTGCCTGTTGAATAATCAGCAACAACAGTCATACCATAAACCTCTATAGATGAATTACCGCGCCAGCGTGCGCTACTAGTGCCATGCTCCAGCTCAAGCCATAAATCATATTGTTCCACATAACCCCAGACCTTTTCGTCTGTTGGAAACATAAATACAACGAAGTCTAAGCCCTGTATATTAATTGATTGAACCTTGGCGTCTGTAAGCGTATAAGAGCGCCATTCATTCGCAATAGCTACCGTTGACACTTCTTTAGGTGAAAAGCCTTGTAACTGCTCCGCGCTGCCTTTCTCAGATACAAAATAAATAGATTGCTCGGTGTTTGCGATGGCATCACGACCTGCTAGGCCTATGCTTTCGACGATGGCCCCATTCATACGCTCAACAGGCGGAGTGCCAAAGCCTGTGTATTGCCATGGTTCAATAGTGCGCTCACCAAACAAATAGATGAATTGGTTAAACACATAAGACCTTACCAAAGCGTCCGGCGCTGATTCTGGTGTAAAATAATTAAGACCGGGGATAGTTAAGGTACCGGGATCGGTAACACTTACGCGGCCGTCATCGTCATCAAAAAAGAATGAATTGTTTAAGTATTCAACGTTAGACGGATTAGAACCCAAAGTTGTACTTGTAAATGTAGTGCCATCATAAGTGTATTCGCCATCGCCTCCGGTAACTATAACCATAGTGCTACCGTTATCCGATATAGACACTTGACCTGTGCCAGCAACTGAGCCAATAGCCGTTCTAACAAAGGTAGGGCTAACTAGGTAAAGCTGTGAGCCAGCAACCTGATATAGATTGCCTTTAAAGCGATGCAAGCCTCTGTCAAACTCGCCGGAATTACCAGAAAGCTTGCGCTCAAGGCCGGGGAAGTTATGCAGCACAACATCAGAAAGGCCGTTTTGCACGACCTCGGGGTACATGTTTACAGTGCTTTGAGATGATGCAGGTAGAGATGGGGATTTGTAACTTGATCCAACAGCAGGATAATTGACCGTATTAAATCTACTTGGCATGTCATGGTGTCCACGTTCTATTGGTTGATGAAGCGCCCGGTGAATATCTCAGCTTGCGACTTGAGCGAATAGCGCCTTTAATTGAACGCATCATTTTCTGATAATAGCGCTCAGAATCATTGTCTTCGCCTGCTAAATCACTAACAGATGCTAAGCAAGCATACAGATAAATACTTGGGTAAGCCGTTAAAATAGCATTGGTATTGTTTGTGGCATCTAATGTACTTGGTCTTGCATAATACGTTAGTTCTAAACTATAGGCACCATCCGGTACATTATCAAAAACTATCGTATCAGTGATTGAATACTTGCAAGGAATGCCGCTTTCACCACTACGATGCAAAGACGCTGGAGCCGTATTTGTTAGCTCACGCTTAACGCCGCCAACAACAATTAAGATGCTTAGACCACTAATAAAGCCAGTTGGCAATGTTACAGAATTCACGCCAGCAACTGTTGCTAGTGTTGTTGTTGTGATCAGCTCTTGCGTGCGCAACGGCTGAGAGTCGTTATTGTACATATTATCTTCTGCTATCTCGACAATAGTACTAAACTTGCCTGATAGATCATCACGACCGGAGAAATCAAAGACCGCTGTTTTTAGTGTGGTGTAACTGGTAATACTCATAAGCGCCCCGATTTAACACGTAATTTGCTCCATTCGCGTTCCTGCAATTTACGCATTGTTTTTGGTTGGTTTTCAGGACTCATTGGATTACCGCCGAATTCTTTCCACCATTCCATATAGATGGTCTGAGGAATACTTGCCACATGGTGCATGTCGCCTTTCCAGTTGCCTGACTCATTACCTTTTGCGGCATTGTTCATTGCAAGCTGGTTTGATACATCCTCGACAGTGTTGTATTCAATCTTACCGTCGTTTTCACGAAAGTAAGTGGCAACACCATGATCTTTGCTTAGTAGTCGCCACTCAGTTCTCATCGTTTAACAACCACCGTTACATAACATTTAGCGGCCGTAGTAGACGCGCCATTTGTTTCTACTTCGATTGCTGCATCAGGACGGCATAAGCCGTTTAGATCCGCCGTAAAAGTATCACCAGCTGCTGAGCCAGTATAAGGAACTGTTAATGTACCAATGGTTGTGCCATCTGAATTCTTAACAGTTAGCACAGCATCAGCAACAGAGATTGCGCTGTCTAAAGTTGCAACTAACTGTAGGATAGTGCCGTCAAATGATTTTGGTACTGGAATGTAAACTTGGCCAGCTGTTGAAATATTAGCAATTTCGCCGCTAAGTGTTACTTTCGTTAGATCATGTGCGCTCATTCATCACCTTCCTTTGCCGGAACATCTTTAGTAACAGCTGCGCCAAATGCTTTTATTTGATCAGCTGATAATTTAAGAACAGTGCCTTTTAGTACTTTTTTCACTTTGCCTTCACCGTCATCAACCCATAGGTTGCGCTTGGCCAGTACTTCAGTGCCTGCGACTGCTTTTTTTGCATCACTCATATTTTATTCACCTATGAAAAAAGGGGCCGAAGCCCCTTATTAGATTAAGAGGTTGTTAAATCAGCAACAATACCGTTACCGGATTCGTTACGCGCTTCAAGCGTCCATTCTGTCAACACTTGCTTACGCTCAGTATCACCAGTTTTCGCTAGGTCCGTCTGCATGAACGAACGACCCGGTAAGGTAGCCATTGCCCATAAAGACGTATCAAGCACTAATGCAGAACGGTCACGCGACTGAGGAGAGTATACTATTTCCAGTGTGCCAAAGTCACTTACATAAATATCAATAGCGGTATTTAATGTTTGAGAGCTGGCTTCACTGGTTTTGGTACCGTTACCTGAGAATGCAGACATGGCCTGCTTGTTGAAAGAACCAGTCAAGATTAGGTTAGGATCGCCACCTTGGTCGGCACATGCTGCCAATACAGTTTTAAGGTCAGCTTCAACGAATGCACGTTGGGTGCCATCTGTACGAGCATCAGAGCCGTCACCAGTTGGATCAGCACCAGAACCGCCAGCGCTTGTGTTAGTTGCAATCCAAGATTCAACACCAGCCGCTACACGCGCGACACTGTCACTACCCGCAACCGCTGCCTTGTTCGCTAGCATTGATTTCTCAATGTCGCGCTTCAGCTCAGTCATGCGCTTGGCAACTTGGTACGCCATCTCAGAAGAACGGCCTGCCTTGTCTACAGCTTCTTGTGTACCAGTTACGCGGGCCACTTTGTCAGAGATTTGAGTGTAGTTGCCTGCACGAGTTGTAGAGGTAGAGGCGTCAGTAGTTGCGTCATCACCTTCAATCACTGCGTTACTATCAACCGCTGCCGCTAGGTCATCAGTTTGCCATTCGTGGTGCGTAGCGCTGGCTGATACCTTAGCAATACGTGAACTAAACGGTGTTTTTGTTTGTTCGACCATGTAAATCTGGTCAATTAAGTCTTCGCGGTTGCCCGCGGCATCATATGAACTATGTGAGTTTGTTGGCTGTGCCATAATGTCTTACCTTTGAAGTTTTAAGATTTCTGTTAGAGCGTTAACACCTTCTTGCGAGTTTCTAGCATTGCGCAGCTTGTTAGATGCTGCCTTAACTTTACGCTCACCAGCTGGTATCTTCTGCCCCGGTTTCACTGATTTTGGTGCTTTGCGAACCTGTTCTCTGACTTTGGCCTCTGTCGTTTTGAACTTCTGCGCCTTAGCAGCATCAAAAATGATAGTCCATAGTCGATGATCGGTTATGCTTTCAATATCTTTATCAGATACGCCTTTTTCCTTTAGGTATTCGCCAGCTAGTTTCAAGTCTGTGTTGCGCTGATCTTGCGACCACACATCATTTCCGCCCATTGCTTCAACCAATGCCGCCGTCTCTCTTGATACAGTTTCTTGGTAATTCTGTTGCTGCTCTGCAATCGCCGCTTGTTTTACTTGTTCGGCTTCTTGTAGTGCTTCACGTTTAGCAATGTACTGCTCTGGGTTGTCCTGTTTTAAAGCGTCCCAATCAATTGATTCCTGTTCGCTTTTAATAAACGAGTCCACAGAATTGATCAAAGAACCTATGCGGTCTTTATCCGCTTGAACGGTTTTTCGCTCTTCTGCTAATGTCATCGTCTTTTTGCGATAATCCGCGTCACGCTGATAGCCTTTAAGCGCTTCATCAAGCGTTACCTGCATTTCTTCACCATCAACCTTCACGGTGTGCCAATCTGCTGGTTCTTGCTCTTCGCCTTCGTCTTCAGTTTCTACTTCTTCGCTAGCTTCAAGCTCTTCAGAATACTCTTCTTCGCTTTCCACTTCTTGAGCATCAATCTGCTCTTCAGTTTCACCAGTTGTCTCTAATTCTTCCGAGGCTGGTTCATTATCGGCTTGCAACATTGCGGCCAATTGGTTTACATCATTCATTTGATACCTATCGGTGTGTCAAAAATTGATAGCTAAAGTCTATCATTGTTAGGTTGTTAATAAAAGCCTATAGCACAACTGGCTGGTTTCTTTCATTGACAACTACTTTTGCATCACCTATGCAGCGATCAATGTACGCTTCAATGCGTATAAGGTTCTGCATAGACTCATGTATATCTGTTAATTCGGCTTCATATCTGTCACCTTTTTTTACTTTGGTTAACTTATCGAAGTAACCAGCCTTTAAGGCTGTGAATACTTCGGCAAGCAATGGGTTTTCTTTAAGCGCCTGTGCCTGCTGGCCCTTGTTTATCTTCTGCTGGTTTTTCAAACTTTGGTCTGTCATCTGATCCTTCGCCTTTTATGTCAACGCTTTCTTGCGTCTGGAGTTTATCATAATCAAATTTTGTATTCACCATCAGCTGGTCATACTTATATTGCAGCTCACGCAATTGACTATCACGTGATTGAAGCGCATTAGAAACTTCTTTTTGGTAGTTCTGCTGCATTTTCATCATATCAAGCTGCGCATCGTACTTCTGTTCCATTTGCTTCATCTGCATTTGGAACTGACCTTTGACTTGCTCTGCTTCTGCAAGTGGGTTTTGCATCTGTTGTTGCAGCTGGCCAACCATCGTGCGCAGTGTATCGCGCTCAGCTTCAATAATTTCTTCTGGCTCTTCAGGGTTGTTAAAGAACTCGCTAACAGAGTCTTGGCCAAGAGATACGACAATCTCGCTTAACGTGTTGTAAAGCTTGGTGTTATCTACCATAGGGTTTTGGCCCTGCTGTAGCTGTTGCTGAATCTGGTATAGAGTAGAAAGGCTTTGTACTTTCTTTTCATCATCGCCCGATCCGGTGCCAACCTTAGCGCATAGGTAGTGGTCATACTTCCATGATTTAGGTGACACTGCCATTTCACGGCCTAGTACGCGCACTTCCATTTCTGTATCTTGGTAATGAGATGCAAACCATGCAATCCCCTCCCATAAATCACGGTAGCCAACCTCGGCAATAACACGTGCAACCAGCTCAATGCGGGACTTCTGCGCGTCATCCATGCCTTTAAAGCGTGTAGCTGTCTCTTTGTGTAGCTGATCAGCTTCAAGCGCTGAGTTGCCCATAGGCGAGCCTGTAGACGATTGCTTTTTGCCTTCCATGAACTGAATGACTTGCAATGACTTATCACCGATATATGGCGTACTAATTGCCATTAGTGACGCGGCAGGCTGCCCATCAACATAGATAGCACCACCAAACTGGTGATCTAATAGCGAATCAACATCAACATTGTCGTTGTACGCATGGCGCGGCATGTTAACTGAGTAAAGGTTATCAAGCGTTTGGCGCCATAATGCCGAGTTAATATTCTGGTACTGTTCTGTAAGCTCAGCGCGCGGAATACCCACAATGTTATTAGGCATTAGCATAGAGCTAAAGATGGCGTAAGGGATATGATCAAAAGGTTCATTGACTAAAACAATCTTGCCACACTTAACTATATGGCGGCGCTCAGCAATACCATCACCGTCGAAATCCACCAGCGCATAAACATCAACGCCTTCAACTTCTTGGTTAGCCCATTGCACATATGACATATCATCATATTCTTCGCCACCTTGGCGTTCGTAGCGAATGGCTTTTAGGTTATCGCGCTGAGAGTCTTCACTATTGGTTGTTGGTAAACTATCAACAACATCACGGCTAAACCCTTCAGCTAGTAACTGCCCACGCTTCTTAGTAAAGCGCTTGCCGATCACTTCAGCGTCTTCTTTATTCTGAGCATTGCGACTGATAACCATATCCTCGACAGGCACGCAGCGCATAAAGTATTCATTTTTTGTGACAATGATTTTGAGTGTAACTGACTCAATCAGGTCGTCGTCTTCTTCGCCGTCACGCTCTGTTATATCAACACTTTCCACATCTTTATCAGCTTCAATGTCAGCAACAATGGCTGTTAATTCGCTTTCTGATATATCGGAATAGGTTTTATATTTAGGCTTTTTGATTTCTTCAATGCCATATTCAAGTGCTGAGATGTTCTGAATTTCACTAGCTTTAAGCCAGTCATGCTGGGTGCGGAATGAATTGCGGATTGATTTCACGATATGGGAAACAACAGCCTGCTTGTCTTTAGCTTCTTGTACTGCTTCAGTGCTTGAGCCTGTCGGTTTAAATTCAACAGGATCACCAGCGCCAAGGAATACACGTGCAAGGCTTGGCATATCAGCTTCAACCATGTCACGGGTATCGGTACTGATTACTTTAGAGCGGCCATTAACTTCATTACCGAACGGATCGCCATTGTAGTATTTAAGGTAATTTTCGTTATCACTATTAAAGGTGCCTGATTCCGTCACGGAATTGTTCACCATGTGGTCAGTAAGCGTACATAATTCGCTTTCTGTCATTTTCTCATTCATACAATGGGCATCCGTTTAGGTTGTGGGCGCTTGCGTTTTTTTCCGCGTTTGCCGTATGGTATAGCGTTTCGACGCATCATGTAAGCATAACGCAGTGAATCAAGCGCATCATCGTTACTCTTGACAATTTTACCTTTGTCATCTCGGTGGTATTGTAGCATCTCGTCAAGCAACGGTCTAAGCCCTTTAAATATCTTAAGCTTACCTTTCATAAGCAGATCATTTAATTCATAGATGCCAGCCTCCACAGCGTTTCCGCCTGTTGGCCAAGTGGCGTGCTCTTTCAGCATTTTAAAGCCAGCGTCTGCATAATGCTGCATCTGTATTGTGCCGCCTTCTCTGCCTTTTTCATGTTGCAAGCCATCGTGTGGCCAAGCTGTTGGTACATGCTCAGCCCAGCGCTTAACAGCGCCCCATGCTTCATTGGCGGACTGTTTACGTTCTTTGTATACATGAGTGGCATAAAACATGCCGCTGTCTCTATCCTCGACCAACTGAATATGTGACTGAGGGTGATCCCAGCCAAAATCCATGGCGTTAATGACGAACCAGTGATCCGGTATCTCAAACGGATCACACGTTATATAGTCTTCTGATAGATCATAAATTCGACCATGACCAAGCATTGGCACACCTTTAGAGCGCATTTCACGCTGGTGCACAGGGAATTGAGCCAGCATTCTTTCAGCTTTTTCCTTGGTAAAATGCGGCGCATCTGCCCAGCCCTTCATCATAAAGAATTGATCTTTGCTTGGACTATCCATAAATTGCACTACTAATTCAGTCCGACCATTCTCTGGGGTGAACGTATAAACAACACGACCGCCCGCACCTTTGTCACCATTGATTGTCCTTGTTAATACTTGAGGTCTAATAGCTGGGTCAACTGGTTCTTCATCAATGTGAACCCAATCAACAACGTCGCCCATAATAGCGTGCTGCCCTTGAGAGTATGACCAAAACTGTATAGTTGATTCGCCCCCACTTGCATGGCGTACACGTACTGAGCGCATAGCATTAGGCGTACCCTGTGCTGATTCATGCCCTAGAATTTTATCTTTTGGAACTAACCCACCTTGAAACTCGCCTTTGTCAAAACGACCAAAAATAGCTGTCTGCAATAGATCGCGGGTTTTTTCCATTGAATAACCAAGACACCATATAGATGGCGCCCGTGTAAATCTGTGGCCTTCCCATTCGTCGGGGTACTCGCCCAACGCATGGCAGGCATCCATATAAGTGCCAAGGTAGGTTTTGCCGATTTGGTTTGCTGCACACAGGCAGGACTCATGATAGCTAGCCGTCGCCTTAACGAAGTCTTTCTGCCATGGATAGAACTCATTCCACCGAGTGATGTACTCGGTAGTTTTGGCTCTATCCATTTTCTCTTCGAGCAAGGCTAAATACTCAGTCTTTTGGTTTGAATTCATCTTCTAATGCCTTGATTCGTGCATTAAGTTCATCATCAGATAGACCGTCAAACTTATGTGTTGTTTCTTGCGTGGTTTTATCTGCTAAGCCCAAGTCTCTTGCAATGATACTTGCATTAAATAAGTCAGCCGCTGCACCTTCAAACTTCTGTGTACGGATAATACTGTCAACCCTTGCTACTACATCCTTAAAATCATCAACCTTGCGCCAGTCGCGCCATGATTGCTCATGGATATCTAAAAACACAGTAAGCCCGCTTATTGTCATAGCGCGCATCTTTGGTACTTCCATTGATACAGGATCACCTTGAAACTGAGCTACTTTATATTCCCATAGCGGATTGGCTTCAACCCATTCAAAATACTCATAGCATGATTCAAGCAAAGCCGCCGGACTAGCGAACAGCTTATCTCGCCCATGCTTTGCTCTATGCTTCCACGATTGATTACCTAGTGGTGCGCCCATTGTTTAGTTCCTTGTGGTTAACTAATTGATTTCTAGCTACTAATAATATCAGCAAAGTAACCGTTAAAGCCAGCCGTCATGTCTGTGTCGCTGTTTGAATCTGTTTGACCAGTGACCTCTATATCCGTATTGGGCTCAACAATAAATAATGGTGTGAATTCATACTCTAGCGAATGCCCGTCACTTATGCCGCGCCTCAATTTGTTTCTAGAGCTTGCTCCTAGCTTTTTGGTCTTAAAGTTGACCGAAGCACTAACAGAACCTTTTCGGATAATGTCCGCCCAGATATGCGTTAAGAAGAAATAAGTATTTGCCGCAACACTGGTTGACGCCTTCTGGCTTTGGCTTGTACCTGCCAATATCATATTATGGACCTTGGTTAAATCACTTGGCACACCATTCGACGCCCCGTCACGATAAAGCCATATATCACCAGCGTGATCATCGTCGGTATACATGCGCATCCAACGGCACCCTGTATCGCTTAGCGTCACAGGTGTTTGCCCAGTCAATGTTTTGGTCTGTGTGCCAAATACAAAATTACCA